TAGATCCTGATGCTATCGGTGAGGGGTATTTATCTGCTATCCAGATACCACAGAGGATGCTTACTGATCCTAGGGTTCGTGAACAAATTAGAAGAGAAAGGGCTGAAGCTGAAAGACAAGCAGCACAGATGGCTCAGATGCAGCAGATTATAGAACAAGGGAAGACATTATCTGAGGCTGATATGAGTGGGCAGAATGCATTGAGTGCACTGCTTGAAGGTGCTATGGGTGGTATTCGATGAACAAGAACCCTAGGAAATATAGCGTTACTGATCATGATGGAGCAGAAAGGCAAAGGATAAGAGCGCAGATTATTGAAGATATGCGTATCAATGATCTCGCTGAGATTGTATCTACTGAACCTGGAAGGAGGTGGGTGTATTCTATCATTGAGCGATGCCATATATTTCAGCCAGTGATGACAGGGAACAGTTATACTTTTTTCAACGATGGAATGAGACAGATAGGTTTAATGATCATTGGAGAGTTAGCTCGTGTAGATAAAGATTTATTTGGCAAGATGTTTGCGGAATCATTTAAGTGGAATGAGCAGGTAGAAGCAATACTACATGATTGGGAGGAAGAAAATAATGACTGAAGAGCTTAATGTCAATGCCGAGGCACAGTCTAACACTGAACCCTCGGTGAGTGGCGAGAAAGCTGTAGAACAAAAAGCAGTCTCTGGTGAGGCAAAATCTGCAGATGTAAAACCTACTGAAACTAAGCCAGTAGATCAAAAGTCAGCAGAGGAGAAGCCAAAACCAGAGATACCTGAATCATACGAGTTTCCTGAAGATCTTGGCCTTACAGAAGAGGATAAGGCCAAGTATACAGAGCTTCTAAAAAAGCACGGCGCCACACAGGAGGCTGCCAACGACCTTATCGAGCACATCAAACAGCAGGCCAAGGCGGTTCAGGAGGCTGGCGTCAAGGCCTGGTATGATCAGGTGAAGAAGTGGGGTGAAGAGGCAGAGAAACACAAAGAGTATGGTGGACCGAAGTTTGAGGAGAATCTCAAGACTGTTATATTACCAGTCTTAAACAAATTCGGAGATGAGCAGTTAATTCAGGAGCTCGACCAGACTGGATTCGGCAATAATCCTCGACTTTTAGCCTTTCTGTACCGTGTAGGTAAGGAAATTGGCACAGAGGCTAAGTTTGTTGAGGGGCGTCCAGGAGCTGGTGATGAGGAAAACATCCTGAAGACGCTCTATCCGACAATGTTTAAAGACAAACAATAGGGGGTGTAAGAATTGGCAGTAATGGGACAAAATCTTCCTACCTTGCTTGATTGGTCGAGACGGCTCGACCCTAAGGGCAAGATAGATACTGTAGTTAATTTACTGGCTGAAACTAACCAGATATTGGAGGACATGGTATGGCTTGAAGGTAACCTGCCTACAGGGCACCAGACCACTGTGGCTACGGGTATACCCGAACCCACGTGGAGGACGCTGTATCGTGGTGTCCAGCCCACAAAAGGCACGACCAAGCAGGTCGTAGATACTTGTGGCATGCTTGAGGCAAGGCCACAGATTGATATTGACTTGGCTAAGTTGAATGGCAACTCTGCTGAATGGAGGCTTTCTGAGGAGAGACTCCACATCGAGGGCATGAACCAGGAGATGGCTAAGACACTGTTTTATGGTGATACTAGAGATGAACCAGAGAAGTTTATGGGTCTGGCTCCAAGGTTCTGTGATTTAAACGCTGACAATGCTGGGCAGATAATTGATGCTGGAGGCACAGGTAGCAATCTTACATCCATATGGCTTGTAGTGTGGGGGCCCAACACTGTACATGGCATCTTCCCCAAGGGGTCCAAGGCTGGTATGCAGATTACCGATAATGGCAAGCAGACAGTAACTGACGCCAATGGCGGAAGGTATGACGTGCTTGAGTCGCACTACAAGTGGGATTGTGGTCTGTCGGTACGTGATTGGAGATATGTTGTACGTATTGCTAACATTGATATGGATGACTTAGAGACGTTTAATTCTGGAAGTGATTCTGCGCCAAACCTAATTAGATTGCTTATACAAGCTGTTGAGACAGTCCCTGAAGTAAACCTTGGTCGTCCTGTTATTTACTGTAATAGGAAGGTTAGAACGTGGCTCAGGATTATGGTGAACGAGAAATCCAACGTATATCTATCACTTGATGAATTTGGTGGCAAGAAGATACTTACTTTCGATGGTATACCTATAAAACGTTGTGACAAAATTCTGACAACTGAGTCCAGAATTGTGTAGGCGCAGGTGGGTGATGTAGATGGCATACAACTTTTTCACCCCAAACCTACGCAAGGTGCTATCGGCTGTTTTTAATACTACCAGTGGTCATAACCATGATGGTACCAATAGTAAACTTGTTAATGCTGGTCAGCCTGCACCTGGTGCATTGTCTGCTGATGCAACTGGACGTGCTATAATTGCAAATAACTATTTTGATGCCACAACTATTGCTTCTAAGGTAGCAGATGGTGCTTTCACAAGTACTATTGCTGATGCAAAATTTGCAGATGGGATATTTGCAGCAGATAGTGTTAGTAGGGCAAAGTTTTCTGATGGTATCTGGACGTTAAGCAAACTTGCGGAGGAAGCAAGGACGCACATATTACAAATACCAGTTGAGGACTTAGGTGCTGGTGAAGATATTGCTCAGCGTTTTGTATTTGAGGCTCCAGCTGGATTCGACGTCACACTTGTTTCTGCAAACATATTGTCACAGGGTACACCTGCTGGTATTGATGATTCCAATACTTGTGTTGTATTGCTTGAGGATGGATCATCTAACGATATAGTTGTATCAACATATAATTCCAGCAAGCCGTTCCCAAACGCTGGTGTATCTGCTTCTTTGGGAACCTTAAGTCCAACATATAAGGTCTTGTCGTCTGGAGAGAAACTATTGCTTTCTGTGACAAATGGTGCGAATGCGAATCCTCCAAGATTTGTTATCCAGGTAGTGTATACGATGGCCGCTGCGGCCTAATAGGAGGTGTAGAGATTGATATTAGACAAGAACTTGATTTTAAGTGATGCACAGGCCGAAACCACTGCTACCACGCATCTTTCTGAAAATATAATAGATACAGTTAAAGTGGGCGATGCTATAAATGAGTTATACTTTGTGGCTTACGTAGAGACCCCATGTACAAGCGATGGTGCTGCCACTGTTGAAATTAAACTTGTTACTGATTCTGATGTTAACATGGGTAGCCCAACTGTACTTTGGTCGTCTGGCGCAATAGCAAAAACGAATTTGGTCGATAAATATTGTTTCGGTATCGTAAGATTGCCCAAAGTAAATAAACTTGAAAGATACATAGCGGCTCAAATTGTGATTGGCGTTGCTGCTTTGACTGCTGGGGCATTCGACATTTATCTAACTGACAATCCACAGACCAACTTTTAGCGGTGATTGATATGTTGTATGAGGTTACTACTGATTGTCTAGACTTCAATCATAGATATCGCAAGAAGGGCGAGCGTGTAATCGTCCCAGATGGTCAGCCTGTGCCCAAGTGGTTCAAGCCTATTGGGGAAGCTAAAGAAGTTAAACAAGAAGATCCACGAGAGGAATATAAAACTTTAAATCAAATGAAAAAGGATGAACTACTTGAGCTGGCAGGCAAGGAAGGCGTGTCTGTCCCTATCGGGGCTACGAACCAAGAGATAATTCGATTGATTCGTTCCGATAGGAAGAGGAGAAAGGCTA